AAACCCATTGCCATCTTCTTGTGAGGATGCATGGTTTCATCGTTTTTTAATTCTAACCAACGATTTACAGGTCTTTTTACTTTAGCTTCGTTTACTTTACTTTCAGTAAAGATAGTACCAGTTCTCCAATCACCTGTATGTTTTTTTAATAGAGCATTTATTTTAGTAATCTCTCTATCATCACCTTGATTTGCTGGGTGGTCTGAACCAAGTTCTATTTGAAGTTTTCCTTTAGTTATAGGATGCTTACTGATATAAACTTTGATTTTTGGATTAATCTTTTTTATATCTCGTTGTAAGTTTGCTAATTGTTTTGGAGTTACTTCATCTTTGGCTTCAGTAACTATTGATTCATTTATTTTGAAATCACCAAATGTTCCAATAAGTTTGATAAGAGAAGATACATTATATTTTTTACCTTTAGGAGAAACAAAAGTATCTCTACCTGTTTTTTTAAAAGGACCATATCCACCACCATTTACAACTCCACCTTGTTTAAGGTCTTTAAGTTGTTTTTCTCTATCTTGGATGATTCCTTCTGCAAGAGTGTATCCTGCTTGAGTAGCAGTTTCTTTCTCTTTCTTCTTATCTTTTTTACGATTAGTACCGAAAGCAAAAGGAGTATTGTACCCAGCAACATTACCTGTTGCGGTAGCCTCCTCTAATTCTTGTTCTACTTCTTGAATTAGTTCATCGATAAATTCGTTAAGATAATTTTCCATTGACATTCTTTATTTCCTTTACTAACTCATAAGACATCATTAAAGCTGAAACTTGTTCATCAGTAATCTTTTTACCGAGTTTTTGTTTTTTCAAAACGTTAATAGTTTCACGCAATTTAATTTTTGTAATCTTATCTTTCATTCCTTTATACAAATCGTATAATTCTGTGATTGTACTAATCAATTCTTTTTCAAAGTACTCACCGAATTTCGATGTATTGGTAATGTTGTTAATATACTCTCTTAATAATGATTTTTGTGCATCATTTAGATTTGTATATTTTTTGTTGAAAGTTTCTACAAGAATTTTGTAAGTGAGTAATCTTAAATCTTTTTCTTGTTTTTTGTAATCTTCAACAAGTCTATCCTCTTTTTGTTTAAGAGTTGGAGTTGAGTTGGAAATATGTTCAACGATAGTAAGTTTAGAATCAAATATATCCTTTACATCAAGAATATCATTTTTCTTTCCTTCAAATAATTTATGAATAGAAGCAAGTATTTTGTAATTGGTAACGGGTGAAGATAAAAGATTATTAATCTCGAAATTCTCTTTTAAAGATTTTATAAGATTATACTTTTCTCTTTTCAATTTTGAATAATCGATTTTTGTATGTGCTTCTAATATAGCATCAATAAATTTCTCAGCTTTGGTTTCTGAGTTATACTTTTCATTAATCAACAGATTAAACAAACGAAGTTCTTTGGCAAGTTCAGTTTTTCCACTAAAGAATTCTCTTACGATTTCTTTAGCGTTTTCCTCTCCGCCATTTAAAACTTCAAGTGTAATCTGACGAGTTAATATTTCGAAAAGAAAACCCGTATTCTTGAATTTTGAATGTCTTACTTTTTTCATTTTAATAATTTCCAATTACAATATTATAAAATTACTCTATTATAAATATAAATTTATAAAAGATTAACTATTTTTACTCACTATCAAGGATATTAGATTCATCTAACATATCCTTAACTTCATGTAAATACTTACGTTTTGATGAAATACCATTGATAATTTTCAATGCTTTTTCTTCTGAAGTCCGAGAACGTTTTGAGGTTCTCTCTTTATCACCCAAAGGGTCTCTTCCATAAGGATGTTTATCCTTTTCGTAAGTTCCACCTTCTCTTGGTCTACCACCTTTATCTTTAATTTCTTGTTTGATATTTTCGATTTGTTCTTCAATATCATCCACATCATCTTCATCATCCATTGCAGGGTCATTACCCTCATCTTCAATAGAACGGAATCTGAATCTATCTTTAAGGTCATCTAACATCATTACTCGTTGTTCATCAGATTCGTTTTCAGATAATTTAAAGATGTTTTGATATACCCAATCTTTAGATAACATATTAAGAGATTGGATATCTTGAGCCAATCTAATTTTTTCAGACCAAAGGTTAACTTTTTCTTGTTCATAAATCGTAGATGGATTTACAAGTTGTAGTTGAAAATTGGTCATTTCAAAATCTTGAATACCTTGTGCGTATAAATGTACAATGGCTATTTTAGACAACTCAGATACAAGTGTTCTTTGGATTCTTTCGATTGTTCTTGCAAATCTCACATCTTCTGCTGCAAGTGTTGCTTTACCATTTACATTTTCTTCATATCCCAAATATGCTTTTGGAATTTTAAGAGCTGCAAACATTTTATTCTTTAAGTAATCAATATCCTCGATTGTTGCATACTCTAAACCAGCAAGGTTATCAATAGATGTACCACTATCACCACCACGAACAGGAAGATAAAAATCTTCTGTTAGGTTTTGCATATTGTATTTTAAGTTGTAATCACCACTATTCTTATCGATGAAAGGAACTTTCTTCATCTTGTTGATGATTCTCTGCATGTAGTTATCCACTTCTGTTGGTGGGATATTACCAATATCAATTTTGAAAACTCTCTTTTCAGGTGCTCTCATGATTCTATGAATTAACATAGCATCTTCCATTAGAGATAATTGTTTCCACAATCTTCTACCATTCTCAATCATAGATTTACCATATGGTAACCAGTTAGTGTCTGCTAACAATCTAAAGTGAGCAATCTCAAAGTTTTCATATTGTTCTTTACCATTCGGGTCCTCAGTAATTTTAAACTTTACTGAATTTGGATTTGATGGGTCGGTTCTTTCTAATCTTTCTGTATTGTAAACAGAGTGAGGAGTAACATTTACGATACCTTTACCTTCAGCAATTTCTAATCCCAAGAAGAAATCTCCATACTTTACCAAGTTTCTTGTCCAAGGCCAGAGGTTAAACTCTACATTAAGAATATCGTAGAATAAATTTTCTAATAACTCTTGTACTTTTGGATTATCTGATTGTATAAGGAGTACATCACCGAATTCGTTCTTTAATGTACATTCATCTGCGTAGATATCAAGTGCAGAAGCAAGGATAGGGTCATTATCCATTGCATCATAATCTCTGAATACTTCTCTACGAACTTGTTGGTATGCCATTGATTGTGCACCACCTGCTTGTTCGAAGAAACTCTTCTGTAATTTAGTGTATCTATCTCTTAGGGATGATAAGTTGGTCTGCTGGCGTTCATCACCATCAAACACTTTTCTCTTACCATCCTCATCAACCGTTACGATTGCTTGAGAACGAAAGAGTTTTGTTAATCTCCCAAAAAATGAAGTATCTGCCATTTTCTATTGTTTTTTAATTTATAACCTTTATTCTTTTTATTTTTACCATGCTCTACAAGACCAGTATCTTGCTTTATGTCTTGGACCTGGATTATCACAATTGTGTCTAGCTCTAAAAGATTTTCTTCTCTCTGGATTATTCTTTTTGATTGACATTGTTTTTTCTCCACCTTTACCTTTGTGTCCAAAATTTACTTTAACAACATTTCCTTGGGGATTTTTAACATATACTTTAAATTTTTTGACATCACCTTGCATCGGTTTACCAAGTTTTACTGTTCTACCTTGATACTCAGCTTCGTTTACATCAGCTTTGTATTCTTTCATAAATTCACAAAACTCTTTTACATCATCGTAATTTTCTACGATATATTCTTCTGTGTGTATTTCTTCGTTAAGTAATTCTTGTAATGATATCATATTAATTTCTCCTAATATATAAATATAGAGTTATTTAATTAACCAAGTTAAATCTTCATTTCTATCACCAACCCTCATATTCCAAGGATTTTCTTCTAATGAAGAATTACCACCAAATCCCATACCGGAAATATCTAAAGAATGTGCTCCAATACCACCCAATGCTTGTTTAGTTAAATCAACTCCCTCTTGTCTTAATCTAAGTGCAGTATCTCTAACCCATAGTGAAATTGCTAAGGACATCGTTAAATCATCATTATATCCTCTCATTGCTTCTGCACGATTACCATTCCATATAAATGTAAATAATTCATCTATGGTTCTTGATGAACGAATGGTGATATCTTTTTCTCTAACATATTGTTCTAACTTTGAGATAATTAGGGGTCGTGTTTTAGAAGTTGTTGAGAATCCTGCTGTCATGTTTCTTTCTTCTGCTCTGTATTTGTTATGTAACTGATTTTCTACATCTACATACTTTAAGTCTTTACTCATATAGAAAAGGTTTCCATATCCTCTATCAATTACTTGTTGGATTACTGCCCAACCAATATTTGCGTTTTCAATTACGAGTAAAGCGTTGTTGTAATCGGTAGCAAGAGATACAAGGAAGTTTCCAAAATCTTTGGTATCTAACTTACCTTTATACTCAGCAACTTGTGAGGATTCTTCTATATCGATTACATGACAGGCTGAGTAGTCAGTTGAATCTCCACGAGCAACATCGGCAACTACCATATAAGATTTTGAGTAGTTTGGATATTCCCATTTCCATAGGTTTCCATCGAATCCAGTCTTTTCTACTGGCTCTTGAACATAAGATTCTTTGTAGAACATTAGAAGTTGTGGGTCGATAACTGTATCACCCGAAGATACGAAATCACAATCACATTCTTGTGCTGCACCCTTTGGTCCTAATAATAC